CGGGTCGGTGGCGTGAGTGCTGACCGGCGAGGCAATTGCCCGCTCGGCGAACTCCAGCGACCGCGGCCAGTCCTCGCCGTGATGAGCGGCCAGCGCCAGCCGTTCCCACCCGTCGGGCTCGCCGGGCGATTCCCGCGCGGCTCGCTCAAGGTAAGCCCCGTCGCCGGTGATCGACGCCAGTCGGCGGAGAGCGTAGGCACGCTCCGTCGGCGATCCGCCGGCCATCTTGAGGAAGGCTGCGAACTCGCCCGCCGCCGTCGGGATGCCGGCGTAGTCCAACTCCCGAGCGTAGTACCAACGAGCCCGTGCGTCGGCCGGCGATTCGTTGACCGCGACCCGGAGCAAGTCGAGGTCCGTCTTGTGCGCCTTGTTCTTGTCGCGGTGGTGCTCGACCACCAGGCCGTCGCACTTCCGCTGCACCTTCTCGCCCGACCAGCAGACGAGCCCCTCGTGCGTCGCCTGCCGCCAGACGAATCCCGACCGGGCATGCACCCGATCGCAATGGAACCGCAGGAGCGGACGGCCGGCGTCGTCCATCGACCACCAGTAGTCGTAGACGAGATTATTCGCGGTGCCGTCCCACGCCGCTTCGATCGCCGCCCGCCAGCCGGGCTGAGGGCGCTCGTCGAGATCGACACGGAACGCCACATCGACATCCGGCGGCAGATTGCAGAGCGCCTGCGTCCAGGCGACATCCCATCGCCAAGGAACGACGTACGACCGGGCCACCGTCACGCCGGCCGCCTCGAGCTGCTCGATCGTGCCGTCGGTCGAGCCGGTGTCGGTGACGACGCGGACATCGGCATCGGCAGTCGCCGCGGCCCACGCTTCCGCGTGCTTGGCTTCGTTCTTGGCGAGAGCGTAAACGCCGATCCTCATAGCGTGTACTCCTTCGGATTGCCCACCGTGTACCACGCCAAGGGCTCCTCGACCCGCATGATCCCGGTCAGCCGGCTGGCCCGCTGCCAGTAGTCCCAATCCTCGCCGAAGCCGACGGCTTGCTGATCGCCCAACCGCTCGACGATCTTGCTGTGGATCATCGCCGTCGAGTTGATGACGGGATTCATGGCCCGGCAGATCGCGGTCACGTCGCGGGTGGTGTCGGTGATCTGCACGCCTTGCGTCCCGTGGTGGTAGCCGCTGACCACGCCGGCAGGATCGCGGTTGAAGGCGTTTGCACAGAGAACCCCGTACCGGCCGTTGGAGCCGACCGCAGCGAACTGGACAGCCGCCTTGGTGCCGATCCATTCGTCGTCGTCGTCAAGGAACGCCACCCAGCCGCTGAACCCGATCTTGAGCACGTGCCGGATCGCTTCGTTTCGGACGGTCCCGACGGCAAAGCCCGCCCCGGTTTCCTCGCGGCTCGAGACGGCTCGCCGGAGGACGGTCAGCCGCGGGCTGCCGACGATCTCCTCGAGCCACTGATACCGGGGATCGTCGGAGGCGTCGTCCACGACGAACACTTCCGCCGGCGGGACGGTCTGCGTCAGCGCCGACCGGATCGCCCGCAGGCAGAGCCGATAGCGGTTCCGGCTCGGGATCACCACGACGTAGTCGTTCATTGGTAGCCCGCCAGAAGGGTGCCGTTGTGGTCACAGTGCCAGTGGTCAAACCAATCCGGGTGCAGCCGCCAGACGTTGGCCCACGTGTTTACCTCCCACGTGGCATGCCCGGCCTCGATCTGCCGCTGGGCCTCGATCCGCACCGCCATATCAAGCCACGACGCCATGTTGCGCGGCACGGCAAGCACCCCGCCGGCACAGTGCCACGCCACCCGGTCCGGCGGCACCGGCACGAACGGCGGCCCCCAGATCGACGCCATGCCGACCCGATCGCGGCATCGCTCGCCGGCACGCTCCGCCAGGCGTCGGATACCGTCGGCCGTGATGCCCGGCACGTGGAAGATGCCGAAATCGACCCACAGCAGCACTTCGGCGTCGGAGTAGCTGGCAGCGTCGGCGAGCCACGCCGTCTTCTGGTGCTGAACGCTCAGGAACGCCCGCGTGTCCTTGCCCACCGTGCCGTCCGGCAGCCCGGCCCCGTCGGACGCCTGCCAATACCAACAGCGCTCAAGCGACGCATGCAGCCGCAGCAGGCCGGGCCGCGACCGCATCACGGCCGACGGATCGAGGAACGCCACCGTCGGCAGCCCGACATCAACGAGCTGCTGCCCAAGATCGGTGTACCGCTCGTGGCCGCGATGCTCGCTGTCGAGCCGCACGTACCCGGTCACGAGACAGGCGCGAGCAGATCGCATACATCCTCCTCTGCGATTGAAGTCGTCCACGCTTCCGCGTCGTTGACGCCGAACGACACCACGATCTGCCCGTCGAGCCCCGCCAGCCCGGCCGCGAACTCGATGGACTTGGTGCCCTTGAACGAGAACAGCGGCGACCACCGCCGGAGCGTGAATCCGGAGTCGAACCACACAAAGCGATGCTCGTAGGCTCGCCGGCCGTCGTCGAGGTGTGCCACCTCGTGGACGATCGCCAGCCAGCCGCCGCGGACCGGCACAAGCTGCCCGCCGCCCCGGAAGCCCCTGGCGAGGTGCGGGGCCGCGCCGCGGCCGGCCACCTCGTACACGCCCGGCATGTCAACGTCGGCCGCCACGGTGACCGTCTGCCCGCCGTGATTGGCCGCGTAGAGCCAGCCGTCCTGGCCGTGCAGCGGCATCCAGTTCTTTTCGTGGACGCCGAGCCCTTCCCACTCGAGCACCCGCAGCCCGTGTAGCCGGGCCTCGCCCACGTCGAGGTCGGCCACGCCGATCCGGCACTGCCCCTGCCACGGTGCCGCGTCGCGGACCGTCGCGGAGACGCCGACGCCGCGGGGCGTGCGGCGGAGCCGGCAGTCCTCCAGGCCGTGGACCGGGTAGCCGTTGGGCTCGTAGGCCGGCGGGACGATCACCCGCCGGTCGTAGGCGTTCCCGTCCTTGTCGATCCGGCAGAGGATGTTCTCGGTTCGGATCGCCCCGGCGTCCTCCGGCGGGATCACGTACCGGCCGCCGGCGTCGATCCGGTAGTTGCTCGACCGGACGATTGCCAAGAGGCCGGTGCCGTCGGGGATGATCGTGGGGTTGAAGGTCGTCCAGCCGGCGTGGGCCGGCTCGACTTCGATCCGCCGGGGCGTGTGGACCGCCAGTTCGGCCAAAAGCGGCGTGTACCACGTGCGATTCGCCCGAGCCTGCCGCTCGAGGTCGTCCGGCAGCGGCATGTTGAGAAGCCGGTCGCTTGCTCGTCGTCCCGTTTCGATCTCGCCGCAGTAAAAGGCGTGGATTGCCAGGGCGTGAAGATGTTCTTGCATGCGGTCCTCCTCGGCTGGCAATCGTGCCGGGAGGGGCGGGGCGAGCGGAGGGGGTGCGTCAGCGCCACGTTCCGGCGACGTTCACGAACGGAACCCCCAGCCGCCAGCCGGAGCCCGTGTTGACGTAGGCGTCCCCGTTTCGCCACGTGCCGGCGTCGTTCACAAAGAGTTTCTTTGGCAACCCCGCCGCACGATCCGGCAGCGGCGACAGGCCGATCCCGCGACGGGAGGCGAGGAGGCAGATCTCGGGGGCGGTGAGGGCGCGGTTGTAGAGGCGCACGTCGTCGAGCGAACCGTTGAGGAATTGGCCTGTACCGGAAAGCGACCCGAGCCACACCGATTGGCGCGAGTAGTTCGCCGCCACGTTTGCAGCATTCGCCGGGCTTTCGGAGACGGTTCCGAGTCGCACTGCGTTCTTGTAGTAGATCGTTTCGCGGATGACGGTTCCTGGGTAAACAAACACGCCATGCGTCCATTTCCCTGAATCGAACGCATTGCCGATTGAGCAATTCGTTGTTCCGCCGGAATAGCTCATGCCTCCCGAGGGGCCCAATCGAACGAGAATGCCGAGCCCAGCCGATGATCCACCGCCGGAGTAAATCACCGTGCCGCCTGTCGCGCTGCTGTACAACCAGAACGCCACAGACCAAGGCACGTTTCCGGCAAGCCCCGTGCGATCAGACGATAAAGAAAAATCATTCGTGCCGTCGAGCGTTACCGCCGGCGCACCAGCCACGGGCTGCCACGAATTCTGGCCACCCATGTTGGTCAACGTGCCGTGCGCGTTTCGCCCGCTCCTGTCGATCAGCGACAGACCGCTCGCACCGAGCGACGGGCACCACGCGCCGACAAGCCCCTGACGTAGCGATGGGTATTCGTAGCGTGGCATCAGTTGATGGTTTGATAGACGGGCTGGAGCCGAATCTGGTGATTCCCCGCGGTGCTGTTCAGGTTCACGCCGGTCGAGTGCGTGATGAACAACACGACCTTCGGTGGAAGAGTGCCCCCGAACGCCGCAGCGAGCGACACCGGGCCGAAATGGTAGGTGCGGTCGCTGGTATTTGCCGTCGCCATCGCGGCCACAAACCGGCATACGCTCGCCTTGATGTCGGCAGACGTGATCGTCTCGGCGGACTCGGTGCCGTCAAACACATCCGGCCAGTTCGTGCCGTCCCAAGAGCCGACAGCCAAGACCTCGATTGACCGTGCAGCCGTTGGCGAGGTGCCCGCGGTGATCTTGCCCGACACCAGATAGTCGAGAACGAGCAGCGACGTGTTATCAACCGCCGCTGACTCGCGGCCGGTCAACAGATTCGTGTCGCTCGCAAGGCTTGCCAGCGTGATCGTCACGTCGCTCGCGGTGCCGTATGCCAGCTTTAGATCAGCCATTGATCGATCTCCGAGCGTTGATGACAAGCCCCACGCCGATCTCCGGCAGCCCCACCGATTCCGTCCACGGGATCGAGTGATCCGCAAGAGCCGACAGAGCGTCGGCCTGCGGCTGCGAGCAGATCCCCGCCTGAACGAGCGCGGCCCGCATGTTGACCACCGCGGCCCGGTCCATGTCGACGCTCTGGATCGTGCCCGACTGGTCGTCGATCCACGCCAGCACGGTGATCGCCAGAGCGCGGACGGCAGGCGTGGTGGACTCCCGAGCCTCGACTAGCGACGGCCAGTAGCCGCCCTCGATTGCGGTTTGACGAACGAGCCATGTCGGCACCGGGCGACGAACAGAGACGCGGAGCCCGTTGACCGCGTCGGCCAGAAGCTGGTCGCTGAGCCCGGCGTATTGCGGCTCGCGGATTTTCGCGGCGAGAGCGGACAAGTTCATTGCGGCCTCACGAATGACGTAGGTACAGATCACCCGCATTGCCGCCCGTGGGGTAGGCCGTGCCGTACGAAAAGACGATGCCCGTGGGGCCGGTCGGGCCGGTGGCCCCGGCCGCGCCGTTGCTGCCGGCGGCACCGTTGCTGCCGGCGGCACCGGGACTTCCGGTCGGGCCGGTCGGGCCATCGGCCCCGGCGCTGCCGTTGCTGCCCGCGGCCCCCGCCGCGCCCGTCGGCCCCGTGGCCCCGGCACTTCCGTTGCTTCCTGCCGCCCCGTTGCTGCCCGGCGCGCCCGTCGGCCCGGTCACCGTGGACGCGGCTCCCGCGGCCCCAGAGCGGCCCGTCGGGCCGGTGGCCCCGCCGTTGTCCTCGAGGAACGTCAAGAGCTGCGACAGCGTCGCGGCCCGCGTGCCAACCGTGCCCGTCGGGCCGGACGGCCGCGAGAGGATCAGAAAGTCTGAGCCGGTGACGCCGGTCGCCGCGGGCAGTTGATCGACGCGCTTGAAAAGCGGCATGCGTTCACCCTTGAGCGGTCAGCGGAACGACGATCTCTTCGCCCTGGTCGGTGATGATGTACGTCTGATCGCGGTCCGACCGCTTCGTGTGGACCCTGACAAGGTGCTGGAACGCATCGCCGTAGTGGAACAGCGGCACGCCCCTCGGCGCGGCCACCTCGTAGAACACCGAGACGCCGCCGATGTCCTCGACGATCATGTCACCCCGCAGCGGCTCGCCGTACGGCAGGTCCGCCGTCTTGACGATGTAATCCCTGCTTTCCCACTGCTCCGTGACACCGTTCTGGCCCGACGACTCGAACATGCTCTTCCCGATCGTGGCGACGAACTGCGACGAGTTCGCGCCGCGCTTGTATGCCACGGTGAGCGACGCCGACGCAGCGAACTGGTCGGCGAGCCACGCGGCACCGTCGGAAAGCATGTCGGCCATCGGTCACCTCCGAAACACAAGACCGGCGGCGGTGCCCGAGGAGAGGCAACCGCCGCCGGCTTGCGGGATGAATCAAGCTCAGGCAGGGCCGGTCGCGTTCAGGTCGAACATCGAACCGCCGTTCAGCTCGACATCGACGGTCGTGTCGCCGGCAGCCGCATCGACAGCCACGAGGCCGGCGATGCCGGTCGTGGTCGCGGAGCCGGTCACCTTCAAATTGGAGTGGAGGTAGGCCACGGAACCGGCGGTGAGAGCCCCGCCGGTGACCTTGTCGAAGGTGAAGACGCCGCGAACGGCGATCGCGCCCTTCGCGCTGGCAGCGATCGGCCGGCAGACCACGCCGACGACCTTGCCGAGAATGACCACATCGCCGACCGCCTTGGCGGTGCTCGGCGTGTAGTCCCAGACACCCGATTCGCTCTTGAGAGTCGCCATGATTCGGAACCTCTACTGTGAATGATTTGGTTGAGCGTCACCCCGGCGGGCCTGGACATCCCAGGCCCGCCGGGCACGGATTACGCTGGCTCGGATCAGGCGGTGGCCATCCGGTAGCAAGCGCGGCTCTCGGCCTTGCTCACGCCGAAATCGAAGTAGCCGCGAACCTGGATGCCGAGCGTGTCGAAGTCGGCCTCGGCCTGCTCGACGGTCGGCTGACGCTGACCGTTGAGGAACCCAACTTCCATCGTCGGGAGGTCCGCCGGGTCGGCCGCCAGCCACCACGTCGAAGACGAGGAGAGGTAGGCCGAATCGACGATCGTGAACTTCCCGGCGAGCACGTTCGCCTGGGGCTCGAGCACCTTGGACGAGGTCGAACCGAGCGACGACGCGAGGAGCGTGTTGCCGGTCTGGATCTTGTCCGCCGTGATCCGCAGCCCCACCGGAACGAGCAGGATCTTCGGCGTGATGCCGAGGGGAGCGCTGTCCGGATCGGTGAGCGACCGATACGCACCGTACGCCGTCTCGACCGAACCGATCGCCAGGGCGTTGCCGGCACCGGCCGTCGCACCCTGGAAGTAGCTCGAGTTCGACGCTTCGAACGCCGCCCAGAACACCTGATTGAACTTCAACGCGGCACCGCGACCGAGCCGGCGTGGAACCGCCGTCAGAGCCCCGAGGTCGTCGTTGATGATGTCGGTCCGCGTGATGGACGACATCCGGCCGTACGTCTTTGCCTGGAGCGTGCGGGCCGCATCGCCGGCGTCAGCGCTCTTGAGCTTCCCGTCGTTGCCGACTTCGTCGAACACGAACCCGCCGTCGAGCCTGACGCCCGTCGCGGCCTTGAGGTCGTTGAGCGGCCGCACGAGCGAAATCTGCTCCCAGACCGATTCGACGGCCTCGAATCCGGACAGCAGGTACTTGCCGTAAGTCGCGGCGAGAATGTTGCTGATGTTGTGGGTAGCGAAAGCCGCCCGCAGCACCACCGCCACATTCGATGCGTTGACCTTCTGAGCCCCGTCGTAGCCGCCCTTCCGAGCCGCGCTGAGAAGCACGTCCTGCAGGCCGATCGTGCGGGACCGCTTGGCGGCGGCCTCGACCATCGGCGAATCGCCGTGCTTGGCTTCGATCTGCTTTCCGAGCCCGCCGACCATCTGCATGGCGGCGATCGTCACCTGATCGTCGTCGAGGGCCGGCTTGGTGGCGTGAATCGCCGGGCCGCGCCCGTCGCGGAGCGACTGGAGCAGCTCGATCTTCACCTCGGCCACGATCTGCTCGCGGATCGACTGCACGTCGATCTTCGGCGCGGCACTCGCCACGTCGCTGGGTCCGGTCGGCATTGCGCCGCCGTTCTCTTCGCTCTGCGCTGGCCCCGTCGGCATCCCGTCGGCGGCCTTCGTCTCGTCGTTCATAGGAGACTCCCCCGCCGAACTGGCGGTAATGACTACGGCCGTCGCTGCGTCGGCCCCCAAGGTGACAAACGAGCACTCCCGCAGCGTGGAGCGCGTGACGATTCGCACCGGACCCTCGAAGGTCCGGCCGTTGACGGTGACGGTGTCGCCAGACCCGACGAGCGTCTGCTCGTCAACGTCAGCGCCAACCGATGCTTGCCACTGGTAGCCGCGGTCGCCGAGCTGGACGACCTGCATGGCCGCTTCGCATTGAGCGAGGATCGACCCGTCGATGACGAGCTGATCGCCAACGGTGCCGGTGCCCTGACCGAGGACCGACTCAAGGGCGTAGTCGTGGCCGAATACGATCGGGATCACCGACGGCACGGTCATGCCGGCGAGATCGATGACGACCGGCTCGCGGCTCCACGCCTGGCGGATGATGCCGCCGGTGTAGCCCACCATTGAGAACCGCGGAATCCGCGGCGTCGATAGACTTTCAGCCTCGCCGTAAGCGTCGGCGGTCAGGAATCGCACATCGGCACGAAGCGTCAGTCCGCTCATGCGTTGCCTCCTTGCGTCGGGTCGGGGACGACAAGCTGAGAAGGACGCTCGCCAAGCGTCAGGCCAAGTTCGGCCATCAGTTCACGCTCGGCAGCGATCTGCCGAAGCTCGACATCCCATTGCTTGCCCTGCCGGGCGTACTCGGCGGCGAGGCTCGTCGTGAGCGTCGCCAGCTTCGTCTCGGTGGCGTTGGCTTCCTTGTTGGGATCGACGCCTTCGCGGCCGTCCCATACCCAAGCCCAATTCCATTCCGAGGCCGGCGGCAGCCCGGCGGGGATCATGCCGGGGACAAGAAGGGCTTCGTCAAGCCACTCGCGGAAGATGCGGTCGAGCCACGCCCGCTCGAGTTCGTCCCGCTCGACGCGGACGTTTTGCTCGTGCAGTTGGCCGTCCAGGCGGGCCGAGGAGTAGTTGTAAGACGAGGCGTCGAAGGCGGCCTTGTAGTACGGCAAATTGACGCCCCGAGCGATCTCGCTGAGGATCGTTCGCGTGAATGCTTGGTGCGTGTTGGTGGGCTGTTCGGCCTTGAGCTGGGAGATGTCCCATCCCTCTGGCAGCGTGGTGAGCGTGCCCTTCTCGATCTCGATCGCCGCGAAGGCGTCTACCTCGTCCACCTGGGCGGCGGGCGAATTGCTGTGGACGAACGCGGCAAGGTCGGCGGCGATCTCCGCGGCGCGGATCACGGCCTCGGTGTACCGCCGCATGTTCGCCGTCAGCCGCAGGCACGGCGTCAGTTCCGAGAGCCCCCGGTGCTGGCCCGGCCGGGTCGGCCGGAACCAGTGAAGCATGTTCTCGGCGACGATCGTGTCGTACTCGTTGATGCCGATGAGGTAGTTGCTGCCGGGGTGCGACGTGAGAACGTGGTACGCGATCACGTTGCCGTGCCGGTCCAGTTCGACACCGTCCACGAGCGAGCCGTCGGGCGAGATTGTTTGCTGGTAGTCGTAGGCCGGCGATGCGACTTGGTCGGCTTCGATCAGCCGCAAGTCGAGCTGCACGCCCCGCACGTCGAGCCGCGGATTCGTGAAGAACATGCAAAACGCTTCGCCGTCGAGGACGCGGGCCTCGGTGGCGGTGCGGAGCTTGTCGGCCAGGCGGACGGACCACGACCAATCGAAAAACGCGCGGCCGATCGCCCGGTCGGAATCGGCGTTGCCGGTGTCGAGTTGGATTCGCGGCCCGGTGCCGATGAGGTCGTTGGACTTGGTGACGCAGATGCCGTGAACGTAGGCGTTGTTCGCCCGCTCGTACCGGGCACGATTGCGGATGATTCGCCGGACTTCCGGCGTGAGAGCGGCGTTCGCCGACAGAGCGTCAGCGTTCGCCCAATGCCGGCTGTCGTCACTCGTCTGCGCGGCGTCGAACCGCGCCCGTGCGAGCGGACGGACGACCTGGATCGCCTTCTTCGGAGGCGACCAGCGGCCGGTGCGGATGAGGTTGGCAAGCCCCATTCAAGTCGTCCCCGGAGGAATGATCTTGTTGAACCGAAGCCCGCGGTGAGCGTTGCCGGCAGCCGTAGCGTTCCGACCGGCGAGGTACTTGTCGGCCTCGATCATGTCGGGGATCGATTGCGCCGTGACTTCGCCCGCGTCGGTGCGGACAGACGCCGGCCCCTGGGCCACCGTGTCGATCTTGCTGGCAAGTT